TATTAATCCAGTTAATAACCTAAAATATGGACACATGGCCATGGTCGCATATAATCGCCAGCTGGTATTAGACACCGATGAATATGGATTAGATTTTACGTTAAGTAAGCCACACGATGTAATACCTCTAGTATCAGGCACAGCACACTATAACGCTGATCCTTTAATGACATGGCGTACAGCATTCCGTGAAGTGATTAAACTTAAAGATGATGTAGAGCGCACAGGTAGTATTGAAAGTCGGTATCGTTTAGACATTTGGTTAACTACAGCAGAGGGGTACTGTGCTGGGTGGAGTTTAAAAGGCGCACGTGATGCTTTGGAATATTACGAATTAGTCAACGGTGATTATACGGAGCTAATTCGGAGCTTTGACTGGGATTGGTGTAATCGGTATTTTAACGACCTCGGCCAGCTGATTTCTTAGCAGGCTTGTTTACTGTTACTTGGGACTTGGGCGCACCCTTACCAGTATCAACTTGGGTTTTACTATTAGTAGCTTGTTGCTCTGCTTGTTTCTTTTCTAATGCTGCTTTTACTGTGTCTTTTAAACTTGCCATTTTACTCTCCCCATTTTAATTTATAGTAGGTTAAATTTTTAGGTTCTAACCACGCATGTATTTTTACAGTATAACCATAACTGCTATAGCCACCTGGTACAATATCAAACATCATCTGCTGATAACTATGCTGATGTAGCCATTGGCCTTTTTCAGTCTTTTCCCAATCTATAATAGGACCTGCGGCATAGATCTCAGGGTCGTCCACATCACCTAGGTTAATCTTATGAACTAGTAACTTCATTTAATCCCATAAATTTTGATAGTAAGTACCAAATAGTCTTAGGCCATTATTAATACGTTTTTGATGTTTAGCACGACCTGCCATGTCCATTTTGTAAGTATGATTAGGACCTTCTTCCATGGACCATAGTTTAGCCTTGCCATTTTCATCATAGTCACTGACTACCCAGTTATGATCAATTTCTCCTGAGGCATATTGTGCTTCCCAGTCATCGGCACATAGTTGTTCAAAGGCCCAGATCATTTCACCTAATACCCAATCCCAACGTTTAAAGTGATTGTCGTCTATGTCCCATTCGTTGGCTTTAGCTGGTGCGCTGGTACTGCGTAATTCTTTAGGCACATCTTTATCATCAACAAATGGAGCACCGTGCTTGTCTTTTTGTAGTTGACAAAGCATAGGTAAGATAATAGGACTAAGTGTTGAATCCATAGACCAAGTGTCCCACGGATCGATCTTAACATAGTCAATCTTAGGATCAACACAGTCTAGGAACTTTTGCCATAGTTCACATACAGGGGTTAGAACTTTGTTAACACCTTTGACCCAGGGCTCATCGTAGTCAATTTCACGCCACCAGCAAATCTTCTCACAGATCTTGTAAGGACTTACCCAGTGGTTCTTGTATTTGTTTTTGTATACTTTCATTTCCAAGCCTCGTTATGATGATCAAAAAATCTCAAACAGTAGTCTACATATTCACTTTCTGTTAGGTCAGCGTAGAAGCGTACCTGCTTGAACCAATCTATACTATTGCTGTCAAAATCAAAATCAAGTTTGATATTGTTATGTTCAACCCAAGCATATTTGTCTGTTTGACTAAATTCTTTTGCTGCTTGGAAGTATAGGGCATCGTTGCCCCAACCATTGGTATGAATTTCGTTTATATGACTTCTATATGCGAATAAGCGCACACGGTGCGGTCGTTCAAACCGCCATGTTGGCTTTGATTGGCGGGTGGCAGTTGTATCCATCTAGTCTACCTCTTTAATAAAATATCCAGTGAACATACTGCGGGTGGGTAGTTTACCTTGCGACATTCTTTTTATAGTGTTGTACACATTTGTAATACTAACATTAAATTCTTTAGCAATTACTTTCAATCCAGCGACCTTTTTTGTTTCTCCCGTGGGATATGTTATTATATAATATTTTGTGTATGGAAGTAAAGAGGGATCTATCCCCTTAATCCAACTATTGTCACCACTATTTGATTCTCTTAATAATCTTTTGGTTTCTTCTGAATGGTGCTTATTGTAAAATGGATTATTTTTTCCTACTAACTTGCCCTTCATAGCTTTACTGATTTTCTCTTTAAACTCTATAGATCGAATTCTGCCTAAATTATGCGTGTTGCCTTTATGTTTCTTTCTTAATAATTCTTTTACTTCTTTGGAATGGGTTTTACCAAACATACCATTCTTTCTTCCGGGTCTGCTGTATTTGGCTTTTCTTTCTTCTGGTGATAGGCATTGATTTCTTGTTAAATTTGCCTGTTTAATTTTTTCTCTAATAATAATATTATCGGGATGGTTGCTTATAGTATCACCTCCGTTAGCGGGAGCCATATTGTATCCGTCTATATTCTTATCTATATAAGTTTGTTCAAGATTTTGTAATTGTTTTCTATTATTAAAGTGTGTTTCTTCTAATAGATAAAATTTAAAATTGTCTATACCATGTTTATCTACAGATCGTTGAAGTTGAATATTATGGTGTTTTTGTTTTTGTAAATCATCTCGGTGTTGTTTTAATCGTTTATCAACATTCATCGAACTACCATAATATTTTCTACCTGATATAGTACATTCTATACAATAAATGCCTTCCATTCTATTCTCCGTTTATTGTATTTATGCTGAGTTGTTAAACGGCATGCCGTTTAACATTTAAACAGCCATAGGTGCTTTAATTGGCGGATGCGATTTGTAATCGACGAGTTTCACGTCATCCATTGTAAACTTAGTAATATCTTTAATATTAGGATTAAGCCACAGTGACGGCAAAGGCAATGGATCTCTTGATAACTGTTCCTTTACTTGCTCGACATGATTTAAATAAATATGAGCATCACCGGTTGTATGTATGAATTCACCTACAGTTAAGTCGCAAACCTGCGCAATCATGTGTGTAAAGATGGAATAACTAGCGATATTAAATGGTCCTCCTAAAAAAACATCCTGACTGCGCTGATACATCTGACACAATAACTTATTATCTCGACTTACATAAAATTGTGCGAAACAATGGCAAGGAGGAAGAGCCATTTGATCTAATTCAGCTGGGTTCCAAGCTGTGATAATATGTCTACGGCCATACGGGTCCTTTTTAATACCTTCAATTAACGTCATCAATTGATCAGTACCATTAAAGTCTCGCCACTGTACACCGTAGACACGACCTAGATCGCCTTGATACTTGGCTTTGGGTATCCAATAAGGAGCAAGTGCATTGGGTGTCCAGATAGTAGTTTTACCTTCCGAGTCACCATAAGTAATTTCTGCTAGTCTACGTTCATCACCTGATCCTTCAATGAACCATAACAGTTCACCTAGGCAGGCTTTGAATGCTAGTTTCTTAGTAGTAACAGCTGGAAAGCCCTGGCTTAGATCGTAGCGTTGCTGCATACCAAATACACCAATGGTACCTACACCTGTACGATCATCACGTACTTCACCGTTCTCAAGAACGAACTTCAATGCGTCAAGATAAGTTTTCATTTTATTATTATAACAGAATTAAAGTAGTCTGTCAACTAGAATAGTACACGATCCCAAATTTCGTAAGTACAATTCGTACCCGGAATCACTGTTTTAATACGGAAACATGCCAAATAGCGTTCTAGATTAATACGTGTATCACACCAATAATTACCTTTCATACGTGTTAGGTACACACGTTCTACTAGGTCATTAGTAGCTTCGTATAATTTTTGCCCACCAATGATGTATACATCTTGGTTAGGATTAGCTGTCTGTACGTTAGCAATAGCAGTTTCTGGACTACTAGGAATCCAGCGTACTTGATGCTGATATTGTTGGTCAACGTGCTTACTGCTGACTACATAATTTGTACGATTAGGTAAAGGTTTGGGCATCTTGGGATCTTCCCAAGTATTACGCCCCATGACTACAATATTATTTGTAGTATGGGACGCAAACCAACGCATATCTTCTTTATTATGCGGCCAAGGTAAAGTACCACGATTGCCTATGCCCCCCAAGGAGGTACTAGCGAGAATAGAGCAAATCATAGACCTTTAAGCACCTTGTCTGTTTCTGGTTGTACTGCGCCGACAACCTTATCAATGTCAATTAAGAAGTCTACGTTTTGAATATAAGCATCAAGTTGATTAAATTTTTCATCTAACATTTCTTCAATTTCAGAGTCTGGCATGCCGTCTTCTAATAATTTCTGTACGTCAATTGAAATATTAGTTCCATCTACTAACTTAACAATAATTTCTTGTAAGATATTGATAGGAACTTCTTTTTTATCGGCACTTTCTACTATACGTTTCCAACTTTTTACACCGTTAAGTGTTATCTTCTTACCAGAACTACGCTGATTCTTTCTTGGTTTTGGTTGTTCTGACATTCTTAGCCTTTACTGGTGCTGGTGTAGTAGCTTTCGCTGGTGTTGCTTTCTTAGCTGGTGCTTTCTTAGCTGGTGCTAGACTAGCTGCTTCTGCTTTTAAACGTTTAGCTTCTGCTAATAGGCCTTTAGCCTGTGCTTCCATTTGTTGAGCTTGTGTTAGGTTCATGTTAGCGATGTCAGCATCACTTAACACACCAGCAACTGGAGTCGCTGTTTCGCCGAACATATCACCACTGGTAGTTTTTAATGGTGCTGGAATGTTTTTAGGCATACCAACTTCGCGACCTTCATTAACTTGACTACCTTTAATACCACGGTTTTTATCAATGTTAGCCAGCGCATCAGCAGCTTCGCCACCTGCTTCGATTTTGTCGATATAGCTGTTAAGAACATCTAGGTTAACATCATTTACTGTTTTGGCATTTGGTGTTACGATAATTTGATTAGTTGGAACTTTCTTTAGCAGTCCACGTTGATGTACTGCTTGTAAACAGTTTTGACCATCTGCCATAGTGTGACGGAACATGGCATCTGCTAGTTCTTTAGCAGTTTGACCCGTTTGGCTTTCTAAGACTTTCATTACATCATCATGTACTAATTGTGGTAGTGCATCTGAATACATTACTAGGGCCATATGGTCTTCACCTGGCACTTTGCGATATACAATAACCACTTTGCGGCCATTGTGTTTACCTACGTGTTTAATCATTTGGAGTTTCCTCGGTTGGGGTTGTTGCTGGCGCTGGTGTTAATGCGCCTGTTGCTTGTAAAAAAGCAATAAGTTTAGTATATAAACCGCCAACTTGTTCTAGTTCTTCAGCACGGAATGTGCCACGTTGTGAACCAAGTTGGATAATTTGAGCTACTAGCACTAGGTCTTGAAGTGTAAGACTAGGAGCTGTAGCAGTTTGTTCTTGTTGAGTTTCATCAGTCATTTAATATCTCTCCTTAAGGGACATAGATATTTAATGGTTTAGCGACCGATGGTAAAATTTCTTAGAAATATTCTTCAGGATTAATCTGCCAGCAGATATAGACTAAAGTAAGTAGCTTCGCTAGGGTTTTCAAACGCAACCAAGGTCTGACGATCAATGATTTTACCCCCTGGTGTGCGTGCTACGTCAACGTCACCTAGATAAAAACGACCTTCTAGATTTTCGTATAACCAATTTGATATAGTTTTAGGTGTAACGTAGCTAAGGAAAACCACTTGTTCAAAGTGAGGAGGGCACCAGTCAAGCCGACGTAGCCCGTGTACGTTTAATGGATTGGCTTCTGAATGCTTTAACACAATGAACCTTTATTAGAAAGATAAATAATAGTGTAGTTCGCGACCCTGCAAGGTCCAACTACCCTAACACTTTAGCGGAGTATCAGCAAATGTATTTACAAAATAAATATTCTAAGTATTATTTTAACATAGTATCTAACGCAAAGTCAAGAACTTTATCATCGAATACCTATTCTGAAAGACATCATATTATACCTAAAAGTTTAGGCGGTAATGATTCTGTTAATAATATTGTAAAATTAACAGCACGGGAACATTTTATCTGTCATTGGTTGCTGACTAAAATGGTGCCGCCAGATAACAGGGCTAAGATGGTGTATGCTCTTCATCGTATGCGATCAACTAATAAAAAACAACAACGATATAGCACTCTGATCACAAGTAGAGTTTTTGAAAAGAATAGAATAGAACACAGCAAATTTATTAGTCAGATGAATAAAGGAAAAACAGTAACTTCTGAGACAAAACAAAAAATATCGATTGCAATGAAAGGTAAAAACTTAGGAAAACCCTGCCCCGAACATCAGAAACAACGACTACGTGATGTAAACACCGGAAGAAAATGCTCTCCTTTTACAGAAGAACATAAAGAAAAATTATCTATGGCAGCAAAAAACGAATTCGTAAAACATATACAGAAGAACAAAAACAAAAGATGTCTGAGTCAATTGCTAAGTGGTGGGAAGAAAAACGCCGTGTTTAAGCATTAATTGTGTCCACCATGATTAATCATATGCCAACTACGTCGTGCTTCTTGCCATACTTTGCGAGGATGGCGCACAAACATATAGAGACAAATAATAGGTACTCCAACAATAACTGCTGGATATAGGATCCACTTACTCATCTGATTTACTCTTGCCAAAGTCACCTTCTACTACGTTTAGTTCGGGTTTCTTTTTATCAGTTTTAGGGATAGCATTTGTGTAATGTGTGCCTACTTCTACAATAGGAAATACCCAAGCGTTTTCTTCTTCTGAAGTACCAAAGAAGCGTTCAAGTAAGTGACGACCAAATCCTTTATGATTGGGGATAGCCATAACAATCAAACGATTAGTTAGGTCTTCATACTCTTCTCTAGAGATATATTCATGACGCCATAACCAACTGAGTGTATCATGTGTAGCACCTGTTAATTGCTCTGCCATACCAGTTGGTGTATAGCTAAAACTTTGATATTCCATTACTAAATCTCCCAATCTTTAAATTTTGATAACCAAACTGTTTTTAACTTCCAATCTAAAATACCCCACCAGTTCCATCGGTAGTAGATAGCCCAGCCCCTACGACTACGAATTACTGGACGCCAACGATCTGAAACTCGGATTAACTTGTCTTTTGAGACCGGAGTACGATATATGCCCGTACCGTCTTTATTTCGATTTTGATAGATCATTTCTATTATCCTCTGGATAGGGCACAGGACGCCATCCTAAACTAGCTAGATCTGCGCGAATTTCATCTGTTACTGTACTTTCACTAACATAACCATGGCTCTCCATATGACGTATATCATACTCAGTATCGTAATCTATACCGCCACCCATACCACTACAGTACCAACTAAGGTAATCACCTTTACCCTGTAGTTCTGCTACAATACCACCCGCACTACGCCACGTCACTGCCCAAAACTCATCCTTAAGCACGGGCCATACTTCACTTTTCTGCCACTGCATATTACACATAGCCGCATACAAGTTCTGCGCATATGAGTCACGCTTGACCTTTTCGAGTATCATATGGCTCTGAGACATGTCGTCGGCCATATCGTGCTTAATCAACATTCTTTGCCTGCTCAGCAGCAATAATTTCCTCAACAAAGCGCATAAGGAATGTTTCGTGTACATATTCCATACAATGTTTCTTAGCAATCTCTAAAACTTCTTGGCGTGTTAAGTTCATTCTTGATCCTTACGGTGTTTGCGCTTTCTTGTATACTTGGTACGATCACGTTCTACACGCTGAGCCCAAAATGGCAAGTCCTTGTTAAACAATGCTTGATGTCTACGTATGTTCATTTTAATTTTTTTGGTATTCTTCATTGTAGTAATTATACAGTCAATGAATCAAAATGTCAAGCGTAAGCGCCAGAACCACCATCATCGGCATAGCCGTAACTGTGATCGAATTCTTCATCGTCTTCTTCATCTTCTTCGATGGATTCATATCCGCCTAACTTACCTGTGACTAACTTACCAGTCTTGATAGTTTTCATTAGATGCTTCTTACGTTCCGCATCTTCTTTGGCTGTGCGCTTCTTAGCATTAGTAAGTTTAAGTGTTTCGTCATATTTGCGAGCCCACTCAATACCTTGTAGCCAATGTTCAATAGCCTCGATAGTGCCACTAAAGAAATAAGCGTCACGACTATAGTGCGGAAAGTGATCGTCCTTGGGCTTTACATAAATATCACTGGTACTACCGATGCTAACCCATGCGCTAGTATTGTAAGGCGTATCGGCGAACTTAAAGCCAAGCTCATCGGCTTTGGCTTCTACACTCTTCATACGCTGCATATCATGCCAAGTTAATGCCATTATACTACCTTTCCTGTTACTGTGCTGATTAATTCATCTAGTAGATGATCATAAGGTTGCCGACGAACATGCTTGGCCATGTAGATCTCATGTACTAGCTCATTACCGCTTGGACCAGTCCACATAGAACCAGTGGTAGACTTACGTTTCTTAAGTTCTTCAACTAGATCCTCGGTTTCAAAGTCATCTAGATCAACCCAAACTTCTTCTTCAACAGTTACGTATGGCATTAGTTTGTTCCTTTAGATAATTCTTTTAAAAAGTCTTCTGCTAAGGCTGTGCTAGCACTTGAACCTTTATAACCAGGATCATCACCAGCATCCCATTTCTTAATATCACCCCAGTCGGTTGAACTTGACCAACTTGGACCCCACATAGGTTTTGGACCGTTGGGATTAGTACCTGTCCATGGGTTAGCAGGATATACTCCTGGCGGTTGATATGGTGGAGTAAATGGCTCAACTTTATTCTTTTGTTGGACCCATTTAATCTTGTTCAGATCATCTTCCATGCGACTTAAACGCTGGTTAAGATCGCGCATATCTTCAAATATACGTGCTAACGGTCCGTGATGTAATACCTGATCAGGATGTTCTGCTGTACACAGCACAGTTATAGTCATAAGCGCACGTAAGGCGTCCTTAATGCGTTGATCGTCTGACTCTAGTGCAGAGTCAATTATCTTCACAATCTGTTCAAGATCAAAGTCTTTTTGGTCTTTTAATCTGCCTGTACTCATGGTTTAGTGCCTCGTATTGCCTGCTGTTAACATTGGTAGTAGCTCTAGTACTTCGTCATCAATGTCTTCAAATTCATCAACCTCAACGGGTACAGCACGTTCTGCTAATTCACCGCTAGCTGCCATTTCTCGAATTCTAGCTACTAGTTCGTTGAGTTCTTCTTGGGTGCCTTCAAAGTCATCAAAGGCGCCTGGAGCAAACTCAATTTTCCAAACCTTAGGTTCTTTGCCGTTATTATCTTGCTCAATTTTACAAACCTTAGGTCCTTTGCCGTTGTTATCTTGTTCGCTCATTTTGCCTCCATGTCGTTAAGTACACCTTGTAAGAACTGCTCAATCTCTTTAGCTAAGGGATTGCTAGCTTTGCGTAGCTCTTGTTCTGCTTGCGCTAAGAACATACATGCTACTCTAAATTGTAAACTACTACTCCTCGGATCCATTGCTGGCATAATTGTCCTCTTGTAAAAATTCACGTAATGGTGTTACCAGTAACGGCAAACACAACAAACCAATCCAGGCAAACTGCGCTACTGTAAACCATATAGACTTATGATTAACAGTAGCTAGTAAAACCATAGCAATTTCGAAATAGAATAAAGTAGTCCAAAACAACCAAAGTTCAAATGGTTTAAACTTTATCATACTGATCCTCACTTAATTTACTAAACAAATTAAGTTTTTCGGCGGTAGATTTAACTGATTCCACTTTGTTTGTTACTGTTTTAAGTTCTGAAATAATGCGATCAAGATGCTTATGGTCTAGCTGTTTGATCCAGCGAACTGAACGTTCTATACGATCTAGATCAACTTCTGTGCCAGCCTGTAGCATTTCTTCAACATCATACATATTCTCTATACCCATGACAGTCATCATTTCTGTGATTTCAATTTCACAGATATACTTGTCGTTACCTACACCTAATATTTTCATTATGCGTATGCTTTCTTTTTCTCAAATTCATAGTAAGCAGTAATACCAAATGTTGCTTCTTCTTTGTTACCACCGTGTACTACAAACAGTGTGTCGCAGTAGTCTGGATCTCCCCAGCTGTCGCCGTAGTAACCATCTGTAAACATCACAAACTTTTTAGGAACAATGTCGTTTTCACGCATAAACTCCCAGTTACACATAAACAATGTACCACCACCACCACCTGGTGACCATTCCATGATGTCATCCAAGTTTTCTGCTGTAAACATAGTAGCATTATGAACATCTGTGTCGAAACTCCACAAGTGTAAACGGAAACTAGTATAACTTTCCATAATACCTTTAACTTCACTTAGGATATCACGCAACATGTCATCTGTCATTGAACCTGATGCGTCGATACTTACACAGATATCAATTTCTTTATCCCAGTCACTACCTGGCATAACAGCATCCATGTCCCAACCTTTACGTGACGCACGTTGCCATGTGTAGTCTGTACGCATTGTGCTTTGGATTTGTTGTTGTAGCAAAGTACGCCAATCCAATTGCGGTGCTGTAAGATCTTTGATTAAACGTTTAACACCTGCTGGCAATTGACCTGCTTGGCAAGTCTGTGCCGCAGCCATAACAGCTTCTTTGATCTCGTCACGAATCTGTTTCTTTTCTTCTTCAGAAAGTTTAGGACGACCTTTGCCTTCTTTGTCGCTAGGGCTAGAACCACCATCTTTGTCGCCTTCACCGTCGCTGTCACCTTCACCATCTAAGTGTTCGTCGATTAGCATTTTTTCTAAGTCATCAATGCTGATTTTCTTAGCATTTTTCATTAGATCATCATATACTTCTTCAGCTGACCAACCTTTGTATTTGCTGTCAAATAATCCAACAGGAATCTTTTCACCAATGCGTTGATCCAACAAG